CTACACACCTTAAAGAAGAAATAAAGGAAGTATGGAAACTAATAGACAACGGACGAATAAAAGACACAAAGAGTAAACAAAGACTAATAGAACTATATAATACAATACACGATACTACATACAGTGTAAATACAAATTGTAGTAGTTGTTTAAAAACAATGTATTTATTTATGCAAGACGTAATAACTAAGATATGAAGAAACGTAAATTACACTCGAAGAACCCACGCTACAAAAAGACAAAGGAAGTTAAAGAGTATAAAAGAGTATTAAAGAAAGTAGGCAAGAATTTTAAAATGTATTTTTTATGGGAAATAAAATAAAAGGTAAAAGTAAATACTATTACGAGTACGATAGGAACTTAGACAACGCTAAACAAAGTAGTACATATCCTAAATGGGAAAATGTAACACCAACGAAAAAAGACGATAGAGTACCAGAATACTACAAAGGTAAGAACGGTTACGAAGCTAGAAAAGTATGCGATAACTTTGATTTACCATACCACCTTGCGACAGCAGTAACTTATATATTAAGATCGTACCACAAACACGACACACCGATAGAATGTTTAACTAAAGCTAAGGCACACTTAGAATTTGAAATAGAGAAATATGAAGAACTGGCGTAACGCAGGTAGAAAAACAAAAAAGTACTACTATAAAGAAAGTATAATTAAAAACGGTAAGGTAGTTTTACCAGAAATTATTAAAGAAGACTACGGTTTCGAAATGCAGTTTGGTATCCAAGAACAACATATAACAAAAGAAGAACAATACTTAAAATATAAAAGATGAACGAAACACTAAAACACTTACTAGGCTTTTGTGGTGAAACGCACCCTAATTTATTTACAGTAACACTATTACTAATATTAGTTAGTTATACATTATACAAAACTAAAAAAAGCTTATGAAGTTTATTTGTAACGAATGTAGTAATACATTAGACATATATAAAGTAAAGTTTACAGCAACTACAGACGGGTTAGTATGTAAAGATGCTATATGCTGTGACGTTTATATGGAACAAGTAAGAACAAAAGAATACGAAGGTATACCAGATATTAAACGAAACGAAGAACATTGTAAAAGCAGTAACTACGTTAAAGGATTAATGAAAGGTGAATAGAACACACGCACAAAACAAATACTATTTTAAGTGTATAGTAATACCATTAGGTAACTACTTAGGTTACCATAAGTTTGAAATGCACGAAATACTTAAAGATATGTTTATAGCAGACACAAGTAAAGAACTTAATACAAACGAATTTAAAGACTACTGCGAACAAATTAGGGTATGGTCTATGTCAGAGTTTAATTTTGTCTTAGAAGAACCCGAAACAAATAAATAAGACTTATTTATATTATATAATATGGAAAACGAACAGAAACGAACACAAGAGAATAAAAAGAAACTTGTAGAAGCTTTAGAAAAGTCTTTAGGTATTGTAACAGAAGCTTGCGATAAAGCACAACTAAGTAGAACACAGTTTTACAAATGGTATAAAGAAGACGAACACTTTAAAAAAGAAGTAGATAGTATAGAAGGTAAGTTTGTAGACTTTGCAGAAACACACTTAAAAGAACAGATTAAAAACAATAACACACAAGCTACAATATTTTATTTAAAGACACGAGGACGTAAAAGGGGTTACGGTGATAGTTTAGACTTAACAAGTAATAATGAACCTATTACAATTAACGTAAAGATAAACGGGGTTGAATATTGACGCTAAATTTACTAAAACACAAGGTCAAGCGTTAGAGTACCTATTCGACAATAATACTACAGAAGTTTTATACGGTGGTGCAGCAGGTGGTGGTAAAAGTTTTATAGGTTGTGCCTGGATTATATTACTTTGTATTAAATACCCTAAGACACGATACCTTATAGGGCGTAGTAAATTAGACACACTAAAGAAAACGACATTAAATACTTTATTTGAAGTATGTAGTATATACGGTATTAAGTCAGGTGAGCACTATTCTTTTAATGGTTCTACTAATATAATAACTTTCTTTAATGGTAGTGAAGTAATACTTAAAGACTTATTCTTATACCCTTCAGATCGTAACTTCGATAGTTTAGGTTCTTTAGAAATAACAGGTGCGTTTATAGACGAATGTAACCAGATAACAGAAAAGGCTAAAAACATAGTAGCAAGTAGAATACGTTATAAGTTAGACGAATACGGACTTATACCTAAAATGTTTTTAAGTTGTAACCCAGCAAAGAATTGGGTATATACAGAATACTACAGACCAGCTAAAACGAATACACTACCACACTATAGAAAGTTTATACAAGCTTTAGTAGACGATAACGAATTTGTAAGTAAACACTATAAAGGACAATTAGAGAAACTAGACAGACTAAGTAAAGAACGTCTACTATTTGGTAATTGGGAATACGACGCTTCAGACGATAACCTAATAGAATACAATAGTATATTAAACCTATTTAGTCAGACAGGTTTAGAAGGTAATAAGTATATAACTTGTGACGTAGCAAGATTTGGTACAGACAAATCAGTTGTTATGTTATGGAATGGTTTAACAGTAACTAATATTAAGACTTTTGACACTAACACAATAACAGAACTTGCAGACTATATAAAGACACTACAACAAAAAGAAGGAGTTACAACGAATAACATACTAGCAGACGAAGACGGTTTAGGTGGAGGTCTTATTGATATACTAAGAATAAAAGGGTTTCAAAATAACAGTAGACCTTTAAAGAACGAAAACTACCAGAACCTTAAAACACAATGTTACTATAAGTTAGCAGACTTAGTTAATAAAGGTCAAGTAGGAATAGTAAACGACAACATAACTACAAGGCAACATATTATAGAAGAACTAGAACAAGTACGATCTAAAGACCAAGACAAAGACAATAAAAATAAAATAGTAGACAAAGACACAGTTAAGGCTATTATAGGAAGGTCACCAGACTACGCAGACTGTTTAGCTATGCGTATGTATTACGAAATAGATAGTAATTTTGGTAAGTACTTCGTACAATAAACTAAAAACAACAAATTTATATTATATACTATGAAAGTAAAACTATTGAACGGTAAGAAGAAGTTAAGTTTTAACATACCTGAAAGTTTTGACGAATTAAACTTAGGAAGGTATCAAAGACTAATGTCAGTTCTTAAAAAAGATGAGGAAGTACACGATATTGAAAAGGTTATAAGAATACTTAATTGTATTACGGATATACCTAAAAGGCAATTGTACGGTTTGGATATGAAAAGTATAGGTAAGTTAGGTAAACACTTGACTACGTTTTTAGAAACAGTACCTACAGACGAACTAAAACACTTTATAGAAATAGAAGGTGTAGAGTATGGTTTCCATCCGAAGTTAGTAGATATGACTTTAGGGGAATTTGTAGACTTAGAAACATATACAGAAAACTTAGAAGAAAATCTACATAATATTCTAAGTATATTATACAGACCTGTTACAGCAAAGAAGGACGACAAGTATAGAATAGAAGACTACGAACCTAACGAAGAACGAGCAGACCTATTTAAAAAACACTTAAAGGTAGAAGACTTTAACGGTGCTTCGGTTTTTTTTTACGATTTAGGAACGCAACTTTTAATAAATTCGAGGAAGTCTTCAATAGAGAAACTGAAGAAGAAGGATTTAGTCAAGACGGACTAACTAAAAAGTGGGGCTGGTACAACGCTATCTATATGTTAGCTAACGAAAACTTTTTAAACGTAGAACAAGTAGTAAAGAAACCAGCGTACGAATGTTTAACATTTATGAGTTATAAAAAAGACGTAAACCAAAAAATAGAAAATGAGTATAGACAGCATAAGATTTAAAAGTTACAATAACGTAATAGATACCTTAAAGTGTGTAGGAGAACAACACTTAAATATAAATACTGTTACAAGTGGTGACATCTGGACTATTGATTTAGAGAAAAACACATTGTTTCCTTTGTTTCATATTAACCCCGTAAACGTAACGGTAGGACAAAATACCAGATCGTTTAACTTTCAGTTGTTTGTAATGAACTTAGTAGAACCAGATAGTAGTAACGAACAAGAAGTATTATCGGACTGTTTAGAAATAATGAACGACATAATAGCTATATATAAACAAGGTGAGATACTATACGCTTACGACGCAGCAGCAGGTGAAGAACAAAGATACTTTATAGACAACGACTTTACAATAGAACCATTTACAGAAGAATACGACAACGCAGTAACAGGTTGGGTTATGTCTTTTGCAATAACAGTAGAAAACGAATTAAATAGTTGTATTGTACCAATAGACAATACTACAATATGTTCAAAATAAAAATAGGAAAATTAACAATACAATTAATACCACCAAAAATAACTTATGGACTATAACGAAGTAATAGAGAAACTAGAAGAAATAAGTATAGAGTTAGAAAGTTATACAGACTACCCACAAGGAGCTACTAACAACGCTAAACGAGCTATAGAGTATAAAGAAGAAAACGGTAGTAGTTGTGGTACTCGTGTAGGTTGGACTAGAGCAAGACAATTAGCAGATAAAAAACCTATATCGAGAGACACTATAGCACGTATGGCTTCATTTAAAAGACACCAACAACATAAAGACGTACCATACAGCGAAGGTTGCGGGGGTATTATGTGGGATGCGTGGGGTGGTAGTAGTGGTATAAATTGGGCAATAAATAAACTTAAACAAATAGACAAAAAATAATATGGCAGACTTACAAATTACGATTACAGAAAGTGTAATAATCAACGGAACAAATAGAGGTTCTACAAACACACTAACAACTACAGGTATAAACCACACTTACGAACGAGTAGAAACTTGTACGCACTCACAAACTACAACTATTGTATCTTTTGCGGCAAGTCCTCACTCATCTACAGGAGCTTTAGACAAAGACAACGCAAAGTATATTAGAATAACTAACTTAGACGATACTAACGAAGCAGAAATAGCTTTTGTAGGAAGTGCTACGTTATACCAAGTAAGATTAAGAGCGGGTGCTACACACATAATATATAACGGTGACGATATACTACTAGCAGAAGCAGACACTTCACCAAGTTTTGGAACTATGGAGGACTTAGCTAGCATACAAGTTAGACCTATAACTACTAACGATATTAAAGTAGAAGTATTTGTAGCTAGCGTATAATGGCGTTTGGTTTAAAATACGATAGTTTAGAAAACTACTTAAAATCTTACGGTAAATATATTGTAAGACAAGCTAGAAGTATTTTAAAAAAAAGAGGTAAGAACGTAACGGGTAAACTATCTAAGTCTTTAAGGTATGAGATCGTAGAAACTAAAAAAGGTTACGATATACAATTTTTAGCTAGTAAATATGCATCTTTTGTAAATAAAGGGGTTTCGGGTACAGAAGGACGTAGAACGTATATAGACCAAGACGGTAAGAGAAAAGTAAGTCCTTTTAAATTTAAGAAACAACCCCCTAGTTCAGTTATAGAAGGTTGGATAAAAAACAGAGGTATACAAGGACGTGACCGTAAAGGTAGGTTTATAACTAGAAAGTCTTTAGCGTTTCTAATAGCTAGAGGTATTAAACGTAAAGGAATACCCGCAGCAAGTTTTTACACACAGCCCTTAAGTTATAGTTTTAACAAATTTAAAAAGGATATGATGCAACATTTTAAAACAGATATATTAAACGAAATAAAAACATTTAAGAAATGAGTTTAGTTATAGAACAAAAACCGAGATACAGACTTATACCAGCAGGTAGTAATATAATTTACACACTATACGACGCAGTAACTATAAACCCTACAAACAATAAGTTTAAAATAAAATATAAAGCAGATGTATATGTAAGTAACAAAACTTCTAATATAGTTTCTAGTGCTAATAGAGTAGGAGTATTTAAAGTAACACCAAACGGAGAAGGTTACGGAATATTTGATTTTAGCCCTATTTTACAGAATTATGTAAGTCCAGAGTATACAGGAGGTACAGTACACAACACAAATACTGTAAACAATTCACAATACAACGGAGTAGACTATACAGAAAACACACCCCACACTATACACCAGATAGACGACTTTAGTACAAATAGAAATTGTGTTAGGTTTGTAGCAGTAAGGTTTAATATAGAAGCCGCAGACAGTGCTACAGGATCGGTAACAGAACAGTACGGAAGTGATACTATTGCAGACACTGTTTTAATATATAACGGTGTTCTATACGATACAGACATTTTAAACCTAAGTAGTAGTTCGGGTAACTTTGGGTTTAATTTAGATCAAGCAGGTTTTGTTATGAATAGTAATACAGACAAGTTTTTAACTAACGCACCGACTACACAATACATACGAGAAAACGACTATTTAACTTTATCTTATTTTAGTCAGTACGATTTTGATTTTGAAGTAGGTACAGCAGGACAAACCCACCCCTCTGTTAAAAGTATTAAGTTGCAATTCTATTATAACGGAAGTACTACAGGTTCTTTAATAACGAAAACTATACAAGCTTCGACAGGTGGACACGCTGGGTATATGAACGACAGTAATGTTAAACTACAATTCGCAGGAATAGGTACAGGTAACTTAGTAGGAGCAGGTGTAACAATACCAGCTAATTGGGATTACTACACTGTACAAGCTTTCGGGACTGTTAATGCTATTAGTCAAGAATATAAGTTTTACAAACAAACAGAAGACTGTAAAGAATACGAAACGATACGTTTAACGTGGTTAAATAAGTTTGGTGTATGGGATTACTATAACTTTACGAAAAAGTCCGTTAGAACCTTTAATACACAACGAAAGTCTTATACACAAATAACGGGCACGTGGAATACAAGCAGATTTAGACCAGACGGACATACAGGCGGTACTAAATACTTTGGTAATAATACAAAAGAAAGTATAACATTAAACACAGACTACATAACAGAAAACGAGGCTATTTGGTTAGAAGAATTATTTATTAGTAACGATGTTTATATATTAGAACAACGATCTACAGACAACGCACAAGAAAGTTATATGAGAAAGTATATAAAACCTACAACTATAATAGATAAAAAACATACAAGAAAAACAAAGGCTAACGACAGACTAATACAATATACATTTAAAATAGAAGTAGATAAAACAAAGAAAAGTCAATTAATGTAATGAGCGTACAACTAATATTATACCCGCAAAACTACGAAGGACAATACAGTGCAATTAGCACACCTTTTTTTACAGAATACGTAAGCGACTATAGCTTTAATATAGGTACACTAGGTACAGGTTTTAGTGGTAGTGCTTCTACACAAGCACAAATATTATCGTCTATGCCTGCACCAATAAATGTATGGCAACAATTTAACACTACAGGCGGTTTAGGAGTTTCAGACGCAGCTACTGTTGGTAGTGGTAAAATAACAATAGACTGCGCAGATAGTGGTACGTCTAGTTTTTCTGGAATATATCAATTAATAAGTAACCTTACAATAGGTTCTACTTATATAGTAAAAGTACAACGATTAGCAGGTACAACAGGTTTAACAGCTATAGGTTTATCAAGTCCTTTTACAAATAACGGTGTTTTATATACTCCTATATTAAACGCAGGTCTACCCGCTACAGTAGGTACGCATACCTTTACGTTTACAGCTACAGAAACCGAACAAGTATTTATTTTAACTTATGGTAACAACGATAATACAAAGTTAGAAATAGGCGAAGTTTCTATAAAAGAAAGTGTAGGTAGTGCACCAACAACAGACGTATTTAAAGACGGACAGGTTATTTGCGACCTTTACGAAGAAAGTAATATACCTTTAAGTTTATCAGTAGACGACTTTAAAAACGTACACGAAAAGAAACAAAGTTTTAGTAAACCTTTCAAACTACCAGCAACAAAAAGAAACAACAAAATATTTAGTAGTTTATTTGACGTAACAAAGTCTGTTAAAAACGATGTATTTAGTTTTAATCCTTATAAGAAAACAAAGGCTATTTTAAAAGAAGAAGGTTATACGATTTTTGACGGTTATTTAACATTAATAGACGTAGTAGATAAAGATAACGAAATAAGTTATAATGTAAACTTATACGGTGAAACAATAACACTAGCAGACAAACTAAAAGACAAGAAATTTAAACATATTGATTTTACAGAACTTTCGCACACTTACGACAAGTCAAATATAAAAGCAAGCTTTGAAAGTAACGACGGTGTAAGTTTAGTTAATAGTTTATCTACAGATAGTTTTGCATATAACGCAACTTTAGGAGTAGACAAGACAGATGTAATTAAATACCCGTTTGTTAAATGGAACGGAGACAGTTACTTAGACGCAGGTAATGTAACACTACAGAAACTTGAAGACGCTTTTAGACCTTTTATAAATTGTAAGTATTTATTAGATCGGATAATTACAGAAGCAGGTTTTACTTATAATTCAGACTTTTTAAATAGTACAGATTTTACAAAACTATTTATGGACTTTAATTTCGGTGATAGTGCACCGAACTTAGCTACAGGAAGTTCACACACTCAAATAGACGCACCTACAGGTGCTTCTACAATTTACGCAGGTACAAGTTATACTACCATAATACCGTTAGCAACAGGACTTTATTCTGGACAAGGAATATCACAATACAACACTACGACGGGTGTATATACAGCAGACGTAAACAATTTACAGTTTAATGTAGGTTATGCTATTGATATACAAAATACAGACACTTCTAGTAGAGATGTTACTTTTAGGTGGTTTACTTCTACAGGTATAGAACACGATTTACAAACTATTACAGTAGCAGCGGGAACTACTGCGGCTGTTTCTGGTTATATGACAGGTATAATATTAAATTCAGGTGAAACTATACAGCCACAATTTAAAGCTACTGCAGGTTCTGTAGTTAAGTTTACAGATTTTTTCGGTCACACATCTGTCTCGCAAACTAATTTAGTAAATACAGGAATACTTACAGTATTACGTGGTGACTTAGGACAATTTGAGTTTTTAAAAGGATTGTTTACGATGTTTAACTTATTAGTACTACAAGATAAAGACAACCCTAGTAATTTAATTATAGAACCTTATAAGTCAGTATTTATAGACGCAGCAAGTCAATACATAACACATAAAACGGTAGATTGGACTTCTAAAGTAGATATATCAGAAATTAAACTAAAACCTTTAAAACTAAAGAAGAAGGTGTTTTTAGACTTTGTAGAAGACAGTAACGATTACCCTTTAGGAATTTATAAAAACGCAACAGGTTACAAATACGGTTCTGAAGAAATAGACGCAAGTATATTTACAGGTCTTGACGGTGAAACTAAAGTAGAAGCAAAACCTTTTAGCCCTACATTTGTTAAGCCTATATTTGACGGATTTACTACAGAAATGACTATACCCGTAATATATAAAGGTAACGAAGACGGAACATTTGAAAGTTACGACAATAAACCTAGAATACTCTATAACATAGGTAAGGTTACTATGTCTAACAATACATATTACATACCAGCACAAAATGGGGGATCAAGTGAAAACCAAAGTAGTTTTTTACAGTTTTCACACTTAACAGAAACACCAACAACAGCAAATACAAAAGACTATAATTTTAGAACAGGACAGTTAATAGGTTCAATAGGTAACACACCTATAGATAACTTATACAATACGTATTGGTCACCGTATTACGATGAATTATACAACCCAGATACAAGAATTGTTAGTATAAAGGTGTATTTAACACCAGCAGACATTGCTAATTTCGAGTTCTATTTCAAAATAAGAATTAAGAATAGAGAATATAGAGTAAATAAAATAGACTACAAACCCTACGAATTAAGTAGTGTAGAATTAATACTAATACCATAATGGAATTTAAAAAAGACTTTAAAATAAAACCTAAAGAAGTAAATTTAAACGGTTTAGTAATATTTACAGACGGTACAAACGATGTAGTACCTAATCAGTTAGCGTGTGAAGCATACGGATATAAATACGACACACTAACAGGTACTTGTATATCTTTTATGCCTACTTCAAAACTAGACACACAACTTAAAGAACCTTCTAATACTATTAAAGGAGTTAGTAACACAACAAATAAAGGTACTTCAAGGTCTATAATAAACGGAACTAACAACACTACAAACGGGTTTAACGAAAACTGTTTAATAAGCGGTAAGAATAATACTATAAATAACGGTATAAATAACGCTACTGTTATTGGTAAACACGGACAAGCAACACACGACAGCGAATTTTGTATAGGTGGTGGTGGGTTTAATAGTGAAGCAGGTTTGTTACAATATTCAGTATTACAAGTATCTGGAAAAACAACAGATAACTCAGATGTCGATTTATATATACAGGGAGATGACACAAAACAGAAAGAAATATTACTACCAGCTAATAGTGTTACGACTTATGAAATCTGGTTAAGTGGATTAGTAACGGGCGGTTCTTCTGGTACTCCAGGTGACTATGATAGTATGGAATACCACGGCACTATAAGGTGTGCAGACAACGGAACATTAACACATAATGCTAAAATTACAAGACAATTAGGTAGAACAGGAAGTTTAGGTACAAAAACAATAGATACAGCTACAGCATATACATTAAAATTACAGATAACAGGTGATAGATTTGTAACAGTACAATGGCACGCAGTAGTAAAATTACATACGAATAAAACTAACGAAGTAACATTTTAAAATATGAGTGAAAGAGTAGAATTAGAATTAATATTAGAAGGAGGCGCTAAGGCAGTAAAAACTAT